TCCTTACGCATCGAAAGAAAACATCATCATCCCCAACGTCTGGGTTAAAGCGGCGATCGATGCCCATATCAAATTGGGCATCCAGATCACTGGCACAAAACGCGGCGCTTTCGACGTTGCCGACCTCGGAAAAGATTTGAACTGTTTCGGGCAGCGAACAGGGATACTGCTCGACTATTTGGAAAGTTGGAGCGGCAAGGGCACTGGCGATATTTTTCAGTCAACGTCAAAAGTTTTCGATATCTGCGATCGTCTCGGACTTGATTCGTTTGACTTCGATAGCGACGGTCTCGGCGCCGGGGTGCGCGGTGACGCCAACGTCCTCAACGATAAGCGCGAGGCGCATTTGCAAATCGAGGCCGATCCTTTCCGGGGCAGCGGCGCGGTCATCGATCCTCAACAGGAATTGTTCGAGCGCGCGGTAGGTCAGAAGAGCCGAACGAATGAAGACTATTTCAAAAATCGCAAAGCGCAGGAATGGTATCGATTGGCGCAACGTTTCTATCTGACCTACCGCGCCGTGGTCGAAGGTGCGTCGTTCGATCCCTCAGAAATCATCGCTATCGATAGCAAATTGCCCGAATTGGGGAGGCTGGAAACCGAGCTATCGCGGCCGCAACGCAAGTTTGATGGTGCTGGCAAAATGCTGATTGACAAGGCGCCTGAAGGTCAGCCATCGCCAAACCATGCCGATACGGTTATGATTTTATACAGCAAACGCAAAAAACATCGCGGCCTGTTCGGCGCATTTGGGGGTGACGAATGAACGGCAAGATTAAAATCCCGTCGCGATGGGCGCGTTTCGTGTGGCGGCTGCGTAAATGGTGGAACGCTCGAAAAGCTGAGCCGATGATGCCGGAAACCGTCGCTGATTTGATGCCGATCGCGCCGCGTTCACTGTTCAATGTTGATTTGCAAGACCTATCTTTTAACGACGCACGACATGCGCTGAAAAGCTATTTCGATCGGCTTTACGACTTGCAGCCGAAAATCCAAAGCGCTGGCGATGTTGCAATGGACGATACTGGCAACGGTACGCCCAACATGGCGTTTAAGGGCGGTTTTTATGCGCCCAACTTGCCTAATGGTCTCGTCGAATTCTTTCTGCGCAACAGTTTCATTGGTTACCAGATGGCGGGCATGCTTGCGCAACATTGGCTAATCGCTAAGGCGTGCTGGATGCCGGCTCGCGATGGTGTCCGCAACGGTTATCAGATATGCACGCTCAACGGTGCCGAACTGGATAACGCAAAAGCGCTAGACCTTTTCAAACTTTACGACAAACGAATGAAGTTGAAGCGCAACCTTGTGGAATTTATCGGCAAGGGCCGCGTGTTCGGCGTGCGCATCGCGTTTTTCAAAGTGATCAGTGAAGACAAGGAATACTACGAAAAACCGTTTAACATCGACGGTGTAAAACCAGATTCTTACCGTGGCATCGTACAAGTCGATCCGTACTGGTGTGCGCCAGAACTCGACGGCGATGCGGCGGCAAAACCGGACAGCATGCATTTTTACGAACCGACTTACTGGATCATAAACGGCAAGAAATACCATCGATCGCATTTGATTATTTTCCGTAACAGCGATCTCGTCGATATCCTCAAACCAGCTTACATTTACGGCGGAATACCAATGCCGCAGCAAATTGTTGAGCGCGTTTACGCGGCAGAACGCACCGCAAACGAAGCGCCGGAGTTGTCGATGACGAAGCGAACCAGCGTGATGAAAGCGGACGTCGAAAAAGCGTTGGCAAAAGGTCCGGCATTTATCAAAGCGATGGAATTTTTTACGGAAATGCGCAACAACTACGGCGTCAAAATTATCGGCCTCGAGGACGAAATGCAGCAATTCGATACATCGCTCGCTGATTTCGATGACTTAATCATGACGCAATATCAACTGGTTTCAGCGGCGTCTGGCGTGCCCTCTACCCGGCTGATGGGCACGCAGCCGAAGGGTTTCAATAGCACCGGCGATTACGAAGAGGCCGACTATCACGAAACATTGGAAAGCATCGTGGAAAACGAGCCGACGGAACTGGTGGAACGTCATCACCAGCTTGTCATGCGGTCCTACATTGCGCCTGCTTTGGGCCTAGAAAAACCGATCGATACGCTCATAATCTGGAATCCGCTGGACGTGCCTACGGCCAATGAACTGGCGGACAGGAACCTCAAGAAAGCCCAGACAAATCAAATCAATGTAGACATCGGGGCGATCGACAATTATGATGTCCGCGAAACGTTGATCGAAGACAAGGATAGTGGGTACGCCGGACTAGAGAGAGTTGAACGCCCGAATGGTCGCCCGAATCTTGAAGCCGCGCAACAAGAAAGTACGGAAGGTCAAGGGGAAAACGATCAATCCGGCGGCGACGATCGAGGCAACTTACGCGGCGACGTTGGCTGGTCTGGTGAAAGAAGTCGCAACAGCGACGATCAAAGAAATAACGGCGGAACTCAGGAAGAGTGAGCCTGAGCAGGCGGTGGCGCAAGATTCGAGTTTCACCGACCGCTTGATTAAAAAATTGAAGGAGCGCTTTACGCTGAAATTTGCGTATGAAGCGCCGAGAATCGCGGAAACGTTGGTTGAGCGTGCGAACCAATCAACAACGCGACAGTTACAAAGTAGTTTGCGTGATGCCGGTTTAGAAATAACGCTAAAAAGCGATTTCTTTGCTGGCGCAACGCGCGAGGTAATGCAAAAACACATCGCGTATAACGTCAATTTGATCAAGCGCATCCCCGCGCGATTTTTAGATCAAGTGTACGACGATGTAGAAAAAGCGCTCGGGCCAAACGGCAACGGGTTGCAAGATTTAATCCCCGCTATGGAAAAACGCTACGCCGACAATTCGCGGTGGGCGCGTCATGTTGCTTTGGACCAGACGCGAAAAGCCTACAACGATTTGACGGCAGAGAAAATGCAGTCTATTGATCAGGACGAATACGAATGGATTCACTCGGCCGGTAGCGACCATCCGCGTGAGTATCATTTGAAGCGTTGGCCAGACGGATTGAACGGCGGTCGATTTAAGTTAAGCGATCCGCCGATCATCGACGACAAAACAGGCCAGCGCGGAAAGCCGGGGGATTTACCTTTTTGTCGATGCAGGATGCGCCCGATTGTGAGATTTAAACCGAATGCCGCTCCAAGCCGGTAACAGTGAAAAAATTGTATCGAACAACATCAGGGAACTGATGCGGGCCGGCTACCCTCAGAAACAAGCAACCGCCATCGCGTTATCGCACGCGAACGACGAAGACATTTCGCATCGCGAATACGATTTCAACAACTGGTTTGAAGTCAAACGCAACCCGATTTCAAAAGCTGGCGTATTCCCTTATCTCGGCGCGCATATTCCCGGTGCGCCCGAGAAAGACAAAATTTACAACGTGCTGCGGCCGCCCGAGGAATTGAGCGACGAAGAATTTATCGCATCAATGAAACTCGTTCCGTGGATCAACGACCACACGCTACTTGGCGATCGCGAACAGGATCAACGCAACACGCCCGTTGACGCGATCAACATTGGCGGCGTGGTCGGCGAGCAAATCGAATTCGATCCCGATGATGATACGCTATACGCCAACATCAAATGTTGGTCCGAGTCGCAAGCGCGTGACATCGGCGCAGGCAAAGTTGAGCTGTCGTGCGGCTATCGTTGCCGCTACGAATATGCGCCCGGCGTATACAAGGGCAAGCATTACGATTACATACAGCGCAAGTTGCGCGGCAACCATTTGGCGTTAGTCGATGATGGTCGCATGGGCGAAGAGGTTGCTGTCCTCGATCACATGACGTTTGTTTTTGATTCCCTCGAACCGGAGATTAAAGAAATGGCAGACGAAACCACCGAAGAAACCAAACCGGAAATGTCGCTCGATCAGGCGGTAGCGGCTGCTACTCAATTGCTCCCGGTCCTGCAAAAGCTGCTCGCTGTCGCAAAAGGCGAACAGGCTGAAGAGGAAGCAACCGGCGAAGCGGAGGAAGAAATGGCCGATGTCGTCGTTGAGGACGAAGAGGAAGAGAAAAAAGACGACGACAAGAAAAGCGACGCGCCTGCGATGGACGCGGCCGATATCATGCGCATGATCGGCCGCCGTGACAAGCTGGCGAAGCGCCTCAGCGAATTCGTCGGCGCATTCGACGCCGCCGACATGACTGAACAGCAAGTGGCGGAGTACGGTTGCAAAAAATTGAAGCTGTCGGCGGTTAAGGGGCAAGAGTTGGCGATGATCGGCGGCTACCTCGCTGCCGCAAAAGCGCCGAGCGAGCGCGAAACGGTGAAGCACGCCGTCGCGCTGGACAGCAAAGACAAACCGTCGTTTCTCGTCGGTCAAATCGATTAATCATCACGCGGGGGAGTTTCTACCATGACATTGCAAACTACGGTACGCCTCGATCAGGGTTGGGGCATCATCGGCGAAATCCGATTCAACGGTCCGCAACGCGCCGAAGCGTTCCAGATTGATCCTGCGGCAACGGCCGCAAACTGCTTGATCGGTAGCTTTTTCACGATCGACGTAGCGACCGGTCTAGCTACGCCGGGCGGCGCTATCGTGTCTGGCACGCGTGCGATGGCCGGCATTCTGGTCAACCCGAAAGAATATTCACTGTTCGGTTCGTCGGCCGGCACGCTGGCACCGACACTGTTGCTGCCACCCGGCGCGATGGGCGTCTTCTTACAAATGGGCGAAGTCGTCGTTAACAGCGTGAACGCGATCAAGATCGGTCAGCAACTGTCTTACGCAACGGCTACCGGCTTGCTCGGTCTCGATCCCGGCTCCGGCTACGCAGCAGTGCCGGGTGCGACGGTTGTCGATTACGCAAGCCAAACTGGCGGCGGTGGCGGCCTTGTTGTCGCCCGCATGACCAACTAACAAACTGACTAAGGGGAAATGAGACCATGAAAGCATCAGCAGTCCATTCGCACCGCCGCGCGCGGGATTTCAAACCGATCGCACTGACGGTTGATCAAATTACCGACGCAGCGTTGAATGATCTGCGCATGGTCGGCATTAACGTTCCGCCGCATATCGTGCATCAGATGGTGTCGCATCTTGGCGTCGATACCGGCGACAACGCGGTAGCGCTCGACAGCCTGACGATCAATCCGCTGGCACCTTTGACCACACCGAGCGCCATCACCCCCGTGCAATTCCTGCAAGCGTTTCTCCCCGGCTTCGTGCGCGTCATCAGCGCGGCGCGCAAGATCGATGAAATCATCGGCCGTAGCACGATCGGCAGCTGGGAGGATGAGGAAATCGTGCTAGGCGTGATGGAACCGGCCGGCGCGGCCGAATATTACACGGACTACGGCAATATCCCTTTGATGTCGTATAACGTCAATTGGGAACGTCGCACCGTGGTTCGCTTCGAGGCCGGTTTGTCGGTCGGCAATCTTGAGGAGGCGCGCGCCGCTCGCGCGCGCGTCAGCGCAGCCGCTGAGAAACGCACCAGTTCGTCGCTGTCGCTGGAAATCTCGCGCAACCGCGTCGGTTTCTTCGGCTTCAACAGCGGCAACAATCGCACGTATGGCTTCCTGAACGATCCGAACTTGCCGGCGTATCAATCGCTGCCAACAGGTGGTTGGGCAACAGCAACGTTCCAACAGATCACAGGCGACTTGCGTTTCCTCGCGGCGCGTCTGCAAACCACCACGCAAGACACGATCGATCCTGCGAAAGGGCCGATCACGCTTGCGCTTGCGACAACCAGCGCGCAATACCTCAGCGTGACTACCGATTTCGGCATGTCGGTTCGCGATTGGATTACGAAGACGTACCCGAACTGGCGTATCGTATCGGCACCCGAGCTGAACGCGGCAAACGGCGGTGCGAACGTTGTCTACCTGTTTGCTGATGAAGTTGACGACGGCGCGACCGATGACAGCCGCACGTTTATCCAAGTCGTACCGGCAACGTTCCAAGCGCTGGGCGTGGAGAAACGCGCGAAGTCGTATCTCGAAGACTACACGAACGCAACGGCCGGAACGCTGCTTAAGCGTCCGTATGCTGTCGTTCGCGGCACGGGCAGTTAAGGCGATAGGCAGCGCGGGTTGGGCGGCGGCTAGTCCCCGCCCCTTTTTCAACACGAGGGTTTCACCATGGCAAAAAAACTATACGTTTATTCCACGCTGGCAAATGATCAGGCATACCACGGGTTTGCTAAAAATGATGCGAACGACGTGGCTACTATCGAACGTTCGGTGCTGATCAAGGGCGGCGCCGGTGTTGCAAACGATCGCATCATCACGCCGCGCGGCATCCGCACCGAGATCACTGAGCAGGACGAAGCGATATTGCAAGCGAACAAGGTTTTTAAATTGCACGAGAAAAACGGATTCGTGTTGATTTCGCAGGATGACATCGACGCCGATCAGATGGGCGAAATGATGAGCAGCGATGACAAGTCGCGACCACTTACCGAAGATCAAGCCAAAGAAACCGCGCCCGAGGGCGCTACCGTCGTCGTGGGCGGCAAAAAATCGGAGTAAGTCATATCGGACCATTTTGAAAGGCGGTCACTTGGCCGCCTTTTTGCCATCGGGGAAAAGCAAATGGTAAGCCGTATCGATCCGACGCAGCCGCCGCAAGGCCAGACTCCCGCATCCTCTGCCACGTTGCGTGCGCAATTTGCGTCAGCCGCGCAAGATATCGACGACTTGCAAGCGCAGATCGTCATGTCGTCCGATATCGCCACGCTCACGGCTGCAACCCAATTTGCGGGGAACGAAATACTTGCAATTGACACAGGCACCGCT